AATTAGGTGTTACTAAACATATGAATACTTTTTTAGGAAATGAAATAGGAAAACGTATTGTATCGCCATTAAGACCATATCCCCATTGTAGAATTAGACCATTACTAAATTTAACCCAACCATTTTGTGTTAAGCTACCACCAACAATACCACCAAGTGTACCATCATTTTTAAATTGATTGATGAGGTTTCTAACAAATTCAGTTGTAGCTATTTTTGTACTATTATCGCTTGTTGCAGGTGTAGGTGATGTCGGAGTGCCACTAAATGCCGGGCTTGCTTTTGTAGCATACGTATTTACTATATTTCTGTTACTGCTGTCATTGGTTGCTTTATCGGCAGTGCCTGCTAAATTAGCCTGTATTTTAGCACTACTTATTAAATTGCCGCCTGCATAAGTTAATTTAGCAATTTGTACTGTATTATCCTTATTAACAAAAACTATGCCACTATCAGCATTCACCCCTTTAATACATAAACAGCCAGCTTGATTACTATCGCCAATATAAACATCATCACCGATTTTGTTCCATATACCGTTTGCCAAATTTAGAGCGCCTGTTAATGAGCCTCCACTTAATTTTAAATAACTGCCATCATGGTTATGAGCAGACGGCGCAAAAGTTGATGGTTTTCCTGTGATTAAATTCCATGCAAGGCTTTTCCAGACGCCGTCTCCTGTAAAAATAGATGTTGCACTACCATCTCTTTTGGGCATTAGTCCATTTGCCGTTGTTGATACAACTGCTGTACTTGCTTTGCCGTTCCATGTAGTTTTTTCTGTATCTGTTACAAAACGGTGGGTCGTGTCCTGAGTAATCATACTTGCAGGGTGCGTGCTTGGGTGTATATAATTATTAGCTCCAGCAGCAATTCCATCTAATTTTTTCTTTAGTTCTGGGGTCATATAACCTTTTAAACTATCTGTAACCACTCGCCAATCTTGAGCATTTACTACATTTTGCAATGTATCATGCCATTGTTTAAGTAGCTTATCGTTACTTACAAGTACTCCTAATATTAAATTCATGGTCGAATAAAGTACTGGGTCTTTTTGTATTAGTTGTGGAACTTCCAAAAAGAAATCATTATCATTAGCTATCGGTTCCTTTGGTCTTTTAAATCCATTTATCTCACTTGGCATTAATAACCCAAATTCTTTTTTTAATTCTTCACTATTCATCTAATCACCTCAAAATTCTACAATCCAGCGAAATACAGCGCCACTTTCTGCGTCTATACCTTTACTTGTTAAAAGCCTCATTTTTGCGGCGGTGCGGTCGTCCTCATCAATCAGAGCAACCTCATTGATATCTCCCGTATAATCTCCGGCTTCAATCTCTGCTTCAAAACAAACAGAAGTTTCAACAGGATAAGTAACTTCTTTAATATTTTTAGTTAAAACAACATTATTAAGTGAACCATTGTCTGTTGGTGGTGCAGGATTTCCTTGCTCGTCTGTTTCCCCTGCTATACCAAAAGCCATTTTTACAATTTTACTTATTCTCCCTGTTGTTCCTATAGCTTGTGCAAATGCAGTTCTATAATCTGTAGTCGTTTTTTTATTGCTTTTTAAAAATGTATCTTGGTCAAATTCACTTTGTACACCTACTCCATTAACAGTTAAAGTATGTGTTGTATTTACATTACTCATAATATTTCTTTGCTCCCTTCATCTATAATTCCATGTTTTGTACTATAAAAAACACATATATTTTCCATTTGTTTATCTATTTCATAAGCACCACTTAAAATATGGCTACCATCTAAACAAAAAGAACCGTCCCAGCAGTTTTTTGTATTTGCTGTACGGTTCTGTATAACATTATTTTTATTTATGTTAGAAACTTGATATTTTTTATAAATTTTTTGTTTATTATTTATTTTATTTTCTGTTTTATTACTATAACTAATAACTTGTTTACATTTAGAATTTATCTGCTCTTTATTTTCAATTTTATAATTAATATTTATATATAAAACAGGCATTAATAGATTTTTTATACTTAATAAATGTGTTTGTCTCTCTCGATATAATGCATCTGGTTTTATACCACTAAAATCTATTATATTATTAAAATTCCAAACACCATCCCAATAAACTTTCTCTGCTGTACCCAAATTCCAAAAATTATGGTTGGCGTCAATATATTGAATAATGCTTGCTTTATTGTAAATATTTTGTTCAAAATTCCAACTGATTATTATTTTAAAAATTAAATTAGCAGGAATTATAGCACGTAATAAAGCTCGCATTGTTTTAGCATTTAATTCAATTTCATTATTAAAATTTATTATTAATTCATAGTTTTTTGTTGTAATAGGAATAGCATTATCTTTTCCAAATTTTAAATCTAAAATTTGCTTTAATCTACGTATTGTATATGGTAATATACTATTTATTTTTACTAAAATATTACTGCGTCTATCTTCTAACGTTTCTTTACTTTTAGGAATTATTTTTAACATTTCTTCCCAACGTTGTATACCTTGTAAATCAGCTTCATAAACAAATTTATTTTTAAACCATTTAAATAAAACTTCCCATATAGATTTAAATTCTTCGTTTTCTAGTATAGCAAGCTGTTTAAATTCATCAGCATTAGCAATAACATTAGGATAATATCTTTGTACTCTTACTTCACGTTCTAAATTATCCACTTAATTCACCTCTAATAGCAAGAGCATTAACATCTAAAATTAAATTTTCTTCCAACTCATTTAATTTAGTATGTTCAATATCATCTACACCTTCAATATCTAAAATGCGACTTTCAATTTGACTTATACGTACTACAATACCTTTATTCTCATATGCATCTATTGTTACTTTTTGTGTATCTTGCCATTTAGAATTTAATTCAAAAAAATAATCATCTATAACTTTTTCTATTTTAGTTTTATAATCTTCAAAATTTCCACTATTAAATGTAATATTAAAATCAATTTTAATATAAGAATTACTAGCTCCATTAACAGTTACAACATGACCAATAGGTGCTATTCCTATTCCTTTTCCTTTATTTTGTTCTGGGTCTAATTTAGTTTGTACCTGTTGTATAAATTCTGTAGTAGGTGGCTTATATTCACTAGTCATAAATACAATTTTTACAGTTCCTCCACCATTCCAAACAGGATAAACTTTTACTCCACCCACACCTTCAATAGCATTTACCTTTTCTCTATAATCATAAATATTTCCACCATATGCTTGATTATCAAAACTATTTAAATACCTTTTTCTAAAATCTTCTGTTGCTTCTTCTTCTTCTCCTGGAATAGTAACTTCCAAAAGTTTAGCAACTTCAAGACCTTGTACATAATCAATAGGAATTAAATTTCCACTTGGTTTATTTCCAATAGTTCCTATAGTTTCGCATTTTAATAAATATTGTCCATTACCTAGATTTTCAATAATAGAATAATTTACATCATCATAAGAAAAGCGAGTGCCTATACTAATATTTATATTAGTAGGAGTACACTCGCCTTTTACTATTGCATATGTTGCTGGATAAGGAGATAATCCACGGTCTTTAGCTAATAATATTAAAAAATATCTTTCAGCAGTATCGCCAAAAGTATTTTTTATAAAATAATCTACAGTCGCATATAAAAGCATAAATTCTATTGCTGCGGGCATACTTGCGTCATAAATAATAGAACCTTCTCTTTTATCTATATCATTTGGTACTTTTTCAAGCATTCTATTTAAAATAATATTTTCTGTTTGATTTTCATACATTTAAATAATATTCACTTCCTTATCCATTTCAATATTGCCTAGATTAGTTTTTACTGTAAATTTAGCTAATACATTACCTTTATTATAAGATAGTTCAAAATCATCAACAGATTGTATACGGTCATCTTGTAAAAGTGCTTCGCTAATACGACGAGGAAGTTCAGAATATACATATGGAACAGATTTTCCGAATAAATCTTGTAATTCAATGCCATAATTCCAACTATAAATAGCATATTGATATCTTTCTGTATTTAATATTTTATAACAAGCTTGTGCAATTGCCTCAAGTTCATCAATACTACCAACTATTTTTTCATCAGCAATTTTCATTCGATAAGATTTACTAGAAATAGTATTTATTTTAGTTATATTTATATTTAAATCTGTATCTGTTCCTTGTGGTAAAAATCCCATATTATCCACCCCACTGACCAGTCAAATTTGTATGATTAGTAGACCTAGATAAAACTATAAATTCTTGTCCGCCTGCTTGTTGTACTAAAATAACACTTTCACCAACAGACAATCCATTATGAACTGTAATTTTTTTTCGCCCACTATAAGCATGATTATGACTTTCAAATAAAGCGTATCCACTACCACCTGATTTATTTTCTGTTGTATGATTAACAGTTATATCAACATCAAAATCTCTAACTAAATCAGTTAAAATTAAAAATTCTTCTGTAAGTAATTCTTTTTGGTCAATTCTAATCGTCAAGGGATTAATAGTTTCTACAACACCAAGACTGTAATCACATAGATTAGCACTATTTAATTGTTGTTTTACTAATTGTTGTATAGCTTCTTTTAAAGCAACAATACTCACTCAAAAATCCCTCCTTTAAGTGTTAAATCCATAAAATGTGAATTATTAGTATAGGTATGCTTAACTGATTCAACTAACATTTTCATATTTATTTCTTGTTTATCTATATATAATTTAACAAATATACTAGAACCACCACGAACTCTATCATCTCCAAAAGCATTTTTTATAGATAATGTACGCCTTACTCTGTTATAACGTTTAAGCATTGCTTTTGCCAATTCATCAAGATTTATTGGTTTTTCAGGATTTACAGATTTTATTTTTCTAAGAAGTCCCCATTTTGCTATAGTTTTTGTATCCATAGCAATATTACTAATTTCATGTGCATTAGTATCTTTATTATCAAAATAAAGCACAATATCATTATATGTGTCCTTATCTATATCAGAAGTAAAACTAAAATTTTCAGCAGTTTCACTATCAATTAAAATATCAACTCTCATATCATTTATATTTTTAAGAGTCAACTTTCCATAATCATCATAAAGCACATATAAATTTTTTGTAGCTTCTGTAGTTATATCTATAGCTGTCTGCATTAAATCGAATAAAGTTTGTTTACCTGCTCTAAATCGTGGAATTACATATTCAGTATCTGCAATATCACCAATAGTTAGCTTAAAATCTTCAGCTAACTGTTTTATTATTTCACTTGCTTTTTTATTTACTGTATTATAAATCTGTTCATTTTTTAGATATCTAAGCTGGTCATAAGCAATAATAGATAAAATATTATCTTTATCTAAATTACGTTTAAATACAAAACCAAAAAATATACCTACATCACCACGCTGTACTTTTACTCTATATCCTTCTTGTATATCCAACAATTCATCTTGTACTACTTTAAAAGTAATTTTGCTTGGTTGCCCTTTACGATAATATTCAATATTTACATTATCTTCAACAACTGGTATATAGCACTTATTATCAACAGTATGAATGGTTATTAATAATTCATTGCTATTATTCAAGTTTTAACACCTCTTTTAATGTAGGTGTTGATGGATTATACATTTTATTCAAATTCATAACGCTACGCCAATTCAAACTACCTCCACTCGCTAATTTTACAGCTTCATATACAGATTTTTCTTTTGTTACTTTCCAAACACTAGGAGTAATTTTATCTGTAGGTCTATTCTCTTTTATAGTATATGTTTCTTTGCCATTTTCATCAGTTTTTACCTCAACTTCTTTTGTAGCATAATACTTATACTCTTTTAGTTGTAAAGGCACTACAACATCAAATCCATTTTTAGCATCTTCACGTATACTATAATTCTCAATGGTAACCAATAAATTAGTATCAAACAAAACCTCAAAACTAGGTGTCATTCTCATTATTATTAATCGTAAAGGCTGTTTACTTTCTTTTGCTATTTTTATTTTTTCTAAATAATGTTCAGCTCCTTTAAATGAATATTCATTTAATAAATTACCTAAAATTCCTATTGAACCACCAAACAAATTATTAAATGCAGATACTCCTATTTCTGTATCGCTTTGGGAATAGTCTGCAAATGGATAATTACTATTAGGCAAAAGAAGCTCAAAAGATATTTCTTTCAGACCTTCTGTTTTAATAATATTTATTTCTCCTTCATTTATAAGATTTACAGTTTTATTTTTATTTTTTATACGTATATCCATTTTAGCTGGTGGAATAGGTAACATCATATCATCTAAATAAAAATAATATGCCATTATATATGCACCGCCTCAGCTCCATTTGCTGTAGCTTCTGCTATTTGTTCACCTATATGTGTTATAATTCCATCAAAATCAACATCTTTGGAAATATTATTTATATTTTCCATATTAATTTCAATTTTAGCAGTAGTATATTTATTTATTACTTCTTGTTCAGCAATATCTCTCATAAATTTTAAATCTTCGTCCATTATATCCATAGCTTCAGCTATTTTTTTAGTATTATCTGCCGTATCTTTAGTATTTTTAGCAGTATCATCTTTTCCTGCTAAATCTTCATAAGAAGGAATATTTCCTATTTCTGGTGTCGTATAAGGAACATTATCTATTCCATTAAAAACACCTAAATTCTCAAATGGATTTGTTATTGTGTCATAAACATTATATGCAAGTTGTCTAGCACCTGATTTATATTCTAAAGGATTTGCTCTATAAGTTATTTCACTTGTAGCAGATAAATTAGTACCAAATATTTCATTTACTGTAGATTTAACAGCATTAAAAGCACTAATCAACCCATTTATTTTTTCAATCATAAAATTAATAGAATTAGCGACAAATTCTGCTATTTCACCAAATACATTAGCCAGTGTATTTCTAAGACCATTACTTGCTATTTGCCACCCAATAAAAGCACCAACTACTGCTACAATTAAGCCTATCAATATAGGTATAGGATTTCTAGAAATTACTGCATTTAAAATTGCCATTGCTCCACTTGCTAACAAACTTGCAACAGCCATTGCTCTTTGTGCTATACCTACAGCCATAGTTCTAGCATAAGCAATAGATAAACTAGTATTAGTTACAACAAGTGCTGTATTGTAAGCAAAAGTATATGCTGTAGCCAATAACTGCAATCCATTATATACAGCTAAATAAGCAATATATCCACCTAATGCAATACCAGCAGATGTCAACATACCTAACAAAATAGAAAATGTATATTCAATTACAACTCCTAAATTATTAAATCCATCTGTAAGTATATAAACTCCTGCTACTACTGCACCTATAGGTAAAAATATTGCACCCCACATTTCAGCAGCACTCACAGCAGTTAAAGTTTGTGCTATTCCAAGAGTACGAATAAGTTTTATTGCTGTAGGAATATATGCTATAAATTGCAATACATAACCGACTTTACTTATTGCACCTAAAATAGCAGTTTTAGCAGCTACACCAGCAAGGGTTATACCATATAATCCTACTGCACCAATAGCACCACCAAAACCAACAATTATAGTATCAATAGCAAATTTATTTTTATTATAAAAATTATCAAATTCATTATTTAGCCATTTTATATTGTTTATAAGTCCATTAATAGCATTAGCTCCAATAGTAGCAGCAGCAACTAAATTATTTGCAAAACTTTTTACTAGTGAACTATTAGCTAATTTATTAATTTCTACATATACAGGTTGAAACGCATGACTTATTCTACTTTGAATATTAGTCCAAATATCTTCCCATTTCATAGGAATAGTTTCAAATTGTTTATTTATTTCATCCGTTGCTCCTAAAATAGCATTTTTAATTATTTCTGCTGTTATTTCACCATCTGCACCTAATTGTTTTATTTCTCCCATAGATACACCCATATAATCAGCAATATATTTTTCTATTAATGGTGCAGCTTCAGCTATAGAACGTAATTCATCACCTTGCAATTTACCAGACCCAAGAGCTTGTGTTAATTGTAATAAAGCGTCTTTTTGTCTTTCAATATCTGTACCACCTATATTAAATAACTTCTGAATATTTTCCATAAAAGGTACTATAGTTCTTGGGTCAGGAAATGCTTCTTTTACAGTCATTGCAATTTTAGATACACTATCTGCCATTACATCATAAGGACCTCTTGCTCTAAGTGCCGATTGATAAATTTGTTCATTCAAAGCTATTGCTTGCTCTTGTCCACCAGCAACTAAGTTTAATCTCGCCATAATACCTGAATATGCGTCAGAAGCTTTGATTAATTTGCTAGGGATTGAAGCTATTTCTTCTATCGCATTAAATATCATATCACCAAAAATACTTCCAATTATAAAAGAACCTGTTAAGCTATCTTTTAAACTTTCAATACTTTCTTTTAATGAAGAAACATTTCTTTCAGCTTGTATAGTATCTATATTAACTTTTAAATATTTACCATCAGCACCATGCCAACGTCCCAACTTATCTTGATATGCTCCTAATGCTTCTAATTGTCCTATAGTATAAGGAATAGTTTTATTTATTCCTGCTATATTATTTTTTATACCATTAGCCATATTTTCCATACTTTGTTCAGCTTTTAAAGTGCTATTCGCCATTTGTTCTTCTGCTAGATAAAGATTATTTACTGCTTGTGTAGCTTTATTAATAGGATTAGATATACCATCTCTCATTTTTATAAATTGTTCTAGAGTAGAAGTAGACAAAATATCATCTCCTTTTATTTTTAGCTTTCTTAGCTTCTTCTTCATCTCGTTTCATTTTGATAGAAATTGCAGCAAAAATAAAAGCCTGTTCTTCCTCAGACAGGCTCAATATTTCGCTGGGCAATTTATGCAGTTTGTGCAGGCAATAATACATTATGTTAGCATATACATCATTGCCGTTTATTAGTTTTTTGCTCGTTTAATTTTTTCTGCCATACCAGAATTAAATCCATTTGCTTCATTTACAGCAAGTATTAAATCGTTATACTCTCCAGGAATAAGCATTTTTTTAGCTAAATCTATCGCTCCTACAGCACCGTAACTATCTTGTAATTGAGCATTGTTTAAATTTGGATAAATAACGCTATTTTCTATCATTAAGTCAGCTAATTTACTTGAATCTGTTTCAATATATGATTGCTGAGTTTTAGGATTAGTTACACGTTTTTTACATTGTGCTTTTAATTTAGATAACTCTGTTTCGGTTAATATTCTAAGTTTCCACGGTATAGGATTATTTTTTTCATCAATAAAGCGTTCAGACGCTACATAATCAACTTCCTTGTATTGAATAGCACTTTCAGCCATAAAAGCTTTTAAATTATCACTCATTTATATCTCTCCTTATTTCATGCCCTCAAGGTCTTTGAATTTTTCAGGCATTTCAAATCCTTCAAAGGTAAAATCTACATCTTGTTCAAGCCAATCTCCATCAGCATCAAATCCAGCTATAGTTGCACCATCTAAGTTACAATCTTTTAAAATAATTGTCTGTGTACCGACTGAACTTGTTGGATCATAATTAGTAATAATAATATCAAAATAAAAGTCCTGCCCTGTGTCCTGATATTGCTTAACAAGTTCATTAAAACGGGAAGTATTATTATAAATAGTCATAGAACCTGTATAATTAACATTTGTTGTTCTATGTCCTACTGCTGTTCGTCCAAGAATAGGTACTTCTACCTTATTTTTTTCAGCTTTTGCTTCTAAATTTTTAGCTTGCATAAGCAAAAATCTTTCTCCATTTAAATTATTTATAACACAAGACGCTAATTTTGCAGATACAACATCCTTAGCATGCATTGTTCTATTCGTATCCATTAATAATCACCAACTTTCTAAGCTACAATAATATTCATATAAAGTTTTTCCATACACATTACAGGTTGTATAGCATATTCACTTAAAACAGTTTCTTTTGATTGTCCCCTTGTAGGGATTGGCACATCTTCTGCCTTAAAATTAGTAATTGCTCTTATTCGTTGCATTTCCTTTTCATATGCTACAATATCGCCCCAAAGAGCCATACGACCTTCATCGTCATTTGGCTCTTTTCCTAAATATGTTTTATTAAATAATCTAGCTATATCAATGGCATGTTGGTCTAATACACGAATAACCTGATTACTAGAAAAATCTTCATTTTTTTCTTTACTAAAAGAAGTAAATGTATTTATATCTCTAAGAATGTTTATATCTCCAACTATATCACCATCAACATTATCTGCTACACGGTGAAATATAAGCATACCATTTGTAATAGCTTTTTCTAATTCTGTTTGTTTATAATTTGTATTTATAGTATATTCACCATCATATGTTTTATTTGTACAACTTGCATTTACAGCACAAGAAGCTTCTGCGCCTGTTACCCAATAAACTAAATTTGCAGGACTTTCCCCTTTATCTATAACAGAATTTTGAATACTAATAACACCTTCATAATCAGCATTTTCATATCCATAAACTACACATTGAAATTTTGCTCCTACTTCATCACGCAAACGCTTAGTAAACTGTATCATTAAATCTTGAATAGTTTCATCTGTAGAAGCACAGCCTAAAATATTAAAATAATATGGTTCAATTTTTTCTAAGAAATCTTGGTATTGCAAACCAGATATTTCACCACCATTACTACCACCTTCAAGCGGTGTACCAGATGTAATAGATTCAGATAATAAGCCTGTACGCTTAAATACTACATAATCATTATCTGTAATTTCTGCCCATGTAGAAATTGTTTGTTTATCTATCATAGTAAATGTAGTATCTTTTTGTGCTGTAGTTGCACTGCCAATTTGTGCCATTCCTATCATAGAATTATTAATATCTTTATATTCGTTCAAATAAGTGATTACATCATATTTTGTTTCATCATCAATATTAGGCTGAATTGCAATAGTAAAGTTATTGCCTCTAACGCCACCATATTTAGCAGTTGCTAAATTATTACTAGCTTTAATTGCTCCATTATTAATTCTATAAAAATAACCTGTTTTAAGATTTTTAAATAAATCTCTCAAAGGCTTCATTTTTTCATGACTGTAATCATAACCAAAATAAAGCATAGAATTTTTCTGAAAATCAGCATTTTCTACTGTAAATACTTCACCTTCAATACCCCAATCTAAATCTAAAGGCATTGCAGCATATCCACGGTCTGCCATATTTACACTAGCACGTACTTTACTAACAAAATTAATATAAGTACCTGGTAATTTTTTATTTTGTGTAAGCCAAGTGCCGCCACCTAAAGCCATAGTTTATTCCTCCTAATTTTTTTCTTCCTTTATTGGAGTAGATAAAAATTTATCTAATTCTTGTTTTATTTCTTCATGTGTATAATTTTTATTATTAGATAAAATAACCGCCAGTACATCTTTATACTGACGGTATTTTTTAGATTGTAAAATCTGCGTTTTAGTATACATTTATTTCACCTTTTGTTTTTGAATTAATTTTTGCATTAATGGACCTCGTTGTATTGGTCTTATTACAAAGAAATCATAATGTATTTGTAAATGTAAAATATTATCTACTATATTAGCTTCCATATTTGTACCACGAATTAAATCTTTTCCCATGTAAATATACTCCAATATAGGATAAAGTCTATCTAAGATAGCATTTATTTCTTGTTGTGGTTCTAGTTCACTTTTAGGAAAATATCGTATTATAAATATATTTTTTCTAAGATAACGATTGGCACATATAAGATTAAAATTACTATCTAGTAACCTTACATAAAAAGAAGGCTCTTCAAATCCTTGTGGAATATCATTTATATAGTAAGTGTAATTCTTGCCAAACTCATTATTCAAAGCTTTTATTATACCTTTTATAATATCTTGCCCATTTACATCAACCATATAAGTGTCTCCTTAAAAACTCGTAAAATCTTTGCTGTACATAAGCATATCCTTCTTGTTCAACTAATTCAGCAGATAACTTCATCATGTGATGACCTTCTACAAAATTTGCTTTTAATCTTTTACCAAGAATAGGCACATATCTACCCACTTTTTGTCTATGTCCATTTTCAACATAAGCTGCATATTCCATAGGATTAAATATAGAAGCTATATAATAATCTCTATGTTTAATAGCTTTTACTATATACCAAGACTTACGAAGCGAGCCACCTTGAGAGATTTTTTTTAATTTAGGTTTTCCTTTATTTTTACCTCGTTTAATTTTACCTACTACTTCAAATGTTCCTTTTCCTACAGGTGTACGTTTTTTTACTTCAGCTAAAAACATAGCTGCTAAATCATTAGCCATTTGTTGCATAAATAAATCTTTATGTTCATTTAATGCTTCTAAATTAGCTTCAAATTGTTTTAACTTTTTAAAATTCTTTTTCATCATGCAAAATCATTATATAACTCAAGATTTATTTCTTGGTGTGTTTTATAAATAGCAGGTTTACCACTACAAACATAATCTGTAGTTAACCCTTGTCTACATATGGATACATAAGAACCAGCTTTTATCAGTATATCGGAAGGTAAAAATAATTTAATACTTTGTGTAAGTTTAGCTTGCTCATCATCTGTTGTACTAGGAAAATTAGAAAAAGACATTCTACAAGAAACATTTTCAAGATAAATTTTTTTTACTTGTCTAGTAATACCTGTATTAATATCATTTATTTTTTCATAAGTATAAATATTACAAGTATCTTCATATAATTTCTCTATAGCTATTTTAGCTTTTAGCCTAGATTTATCTAATATACTCATTTTGATAATCTCCTATATTTCCTTAATTGAACTATATAATTTTTTAATATAGAGTTAGCAAATATAACATTATTAGAACTATTACCAAAATTAACAGTTGTATCTCCTTCTTTTATACTTGTTATATCACCACTAGAACCTTCTTCATTACCAATATTCTCATTTCTGTAAATATCCATAGCCATTCTATAAGCAGTATTTACTAATCCTTCAGGTAATTCACAAATATTACAGTAATTTAGTATTGTTTCTTCAACATCATCTAAAATAAATTGAAGGACTGTATCCTTTTCATCAGATACAGTCCCTAATAAATTTTTAAGTTTAGTTACTTCTAGCATAATATCATCCTACTTTATGCTTAAATGCTACCATACGAATTTGTTTTTTATCATACACTCGTTCCCAATTTGTAGAATTTTCAAGCTCTACAAAAGTAGGGCTTTCTACATTAGTTCTTACTTTATTAGTCCATTTAATTCCACGTGGATGCATAATAAAACATTGACGATTAATAAGATAATCAATACCTGAACCCATTAATTTTTCTCGGTCAGTTTCAGTAGCAACAAAACCTTCTGGACTACCATTACCTAATGCAATAGCACCTTGTCCAAAAAGATAAGTTGTATATACTCCTTCATCTACTGGGCAACCATCATCAACAATTACTCTACGGTCTTGATATGTTTCAAATTCTACAGAATTGCTATCTCTTTCTGTAGAAATAAGATTTTGCTGTTTTAAATAAGATTTTGTTTTAGAATGCATAATTACGCCTGTAAGTTGGTCTTGTGCATCTCCTAAAAGTTGAAGGGCTTCAATAAAAGCAGAAGCAGAAATATTAGCAGCTTTTCCACTTGACGTAGATACATCATATACATGTTCTGCTTTCATTTGTTCAGACGAAAAAACGCCTTTAAGAATACGAAGTAATACTTTTTGTCGTTGACGTTCCCAGTATTTAGCAACAAGTGTTGCAATAGCTTCCATAGGGTCTTTTCCTGCAAGCTGTGCAGATAAATCTGTAGCAGCCCAAGCTTTAGCAAGACGAATAGTAGTAGATATATCTTGATTAGATGTAATTTTAGCAGGTGTTAATTTAGCTCCTTCAATTACAATTTCAGCATCTCCTGTCAAATCTTCAAAAAATGGCATATGATGAATTGGTGCTGGTTCACTTGCTAAACGGTCAAATTCTGCATTATTACTAACAATTCCACTTTGGTAAAGTGCAGATAATTCCATAGAACGATTAATCACATATGGATTAAATAGCTCTGGTACAATAATATCTTGTAAAGTTGTTGCCATTAGTTAATACCTCCAATATTTACTCCAGCAGCTTGAGCCAATGCTCTAGCTTGTTGTGGATTTTCTCTAAATAATTTACCTTGTTCAGTAAGATTAAAATGTTCTTTACTAAATGGATTATTTATAGGATTACCACCTACTTTAGGCTCATAACTTTGTTTATCATTTTTAAATAAAAAAGGCTTAGATTGTTTCAATGGATTAATCTGTTCATCTAAGCCTGTTACTGTACCATCATCAGATACAATTAATTTAGTTTTATCAATTAAACTTGCTACAATATCAACATCTTGTGCTGTGTTAGTTAATTTTAATTTTACTGCACTATCAATACGTAAATTTTTTAAATCTTGCTCGTATTTAGTTTTAGAAGATTTATTTTCTTCTTGTAACTGTTGAATAGTACTTTCTAATTTTTCTTTATCTCCAGCTGTTTTCTTCAATGTTTCAAGCTGTTTATCACGTTCTTTAATCTGCATTTCAAGATTAGATTTAGCTGTAGTAGTTTCATCAAATTTTGCTTTTTCTACGTAATTATCTTTTAAAAAGTTCTTTAAACCCTCTATAGCTTTCTTCTTATTATCGCTCTCAAGGTTTAAAGAAGTAATAAATTCTTCAATGTTCATCATTTATCTCCTTATGCGCCGGCTGTATATGTGCCTGTAATAGATGCCGTACTTCCATCATCTAAATGCGCTGTACCGGTAATTGCAGTACCGTTAATATTGAGCTCAATAGATGTGATTTTAGCTCCGGTATCACCTTTATTGCCTTTAGCGCCTGCCGCTCCATCGGCACCTGCTGGACCTTGTGCTCCGGTATCGCCCTTTTCGCCCTGCGGACCTTGAGCACCGGTTTCACCTTTTTCACCCGGGTCGCCTTTTGGTCCCTGCTCACCGGTATCACCTTTATCGCCTTTTGCTCCAGCTACTCCTTGCTCACCCTTATCTCCTTTTGGTCCTTGTTGTCCGGCATCCCCTTTTTCTCCTTTTTCACCTTTAAGAGAATTTAAAAAATCATCTTCTGTTTTATCAGAATTACCTTCTTGTGATTTCCAAAGTTCATAAGCAGATTGACCATTTTCTCCTTGTGGTCCTGGAGTCATTGCTCTATTATTAGCATCTTCAATTCCTTTTTCCATATTATTCATTAAATCTTTTGTAATAAGTTCTCCCTCTGTCCAATCATGTTTACTATACATAATATTATTCTTCCTTTCCTATTATACATTGTCCTATTTTGCCAGTTCCAATAACCGCAACTTTCGTTTCGGCTGTATAAATGCGGTTATTTTTTACACAGTCTTGAATAATCCTAATAATCTCATATTCATTTAAATCAGCTACCGCACTAAACGGGAAATCTTGTTTAAATAAATTAAGATATTCCATAATCCATTTATACATCTTCATCACCACCTTTCTAAGTCCAAAAACCACCATTATATAAAATTACATTCCAAATAATAACCCAGAATACGTTCCAAAAAAAACTTAGTTTTACAGTTTTTCCATGACAATATATACTACCAACAATCTGCGTTGTAAATAAAATTATTGCCAATATGTGCCAAATATCCATTTACTCATCTCCTTAAAATTGGGTATAAAAAAACCACCTACAACTTTGTAAGTGGTTTATAAACTATATTTTATTAAACTAATAAGATGTTCTTTGGCAGGCGTGTGGATACCACGAAATTGTCCACCTCAAAGAACCTCTATCATAACTATATTATTTTAAAGTAGTATCATCATCTGCTTGTATAAAATAGGGGCAAGCTTCCTGTCCTAATTTATATTTATCTGGAATACTATCCAGAATTTTATTTTTAAATGTTGCTGGATAAAATTTACAAGCAAGTGAGTCAATATTATTTAAACAAAGTGTACATTGATGTATACATGAAACTTCTATTTCTTTATTACCAAATATATTTTTTAAAATAATAGTTGTTTCTTTAGCCATTAAAGTCACCTTCAAATAATATTAGTTTCGACCTATTTAAAATAATAGTATGTGGTAAATCATCATTGCGTCTTTCTGCACGAATGGCATCATATCCAAGTTCCACTAATAAAACACTTGCACTTCTTTTATTGTGTAACAGCTCTGAACCTATTTTATCCCATGCTTTAATATACGGAATAAGCTCTTTAGCAGACAGTTTATCAAGATTTTTTATATAATCTTTTGTTAATCCAAAAAGTTCAGGATTTGTTTTAACATATTCTTTTGCAATATGAGTAAATGCGTTTGCTCCAGAAAAAGCTCTTTCTTTAGGTATAATAAATATTTTAGCGGATTTATCTAAAGTTAGAATTTCTATTTTATTGAAACTTCTATTTTTTAATGAATGTTCATTAATATAATAACGCATTATACTATCAACATCTTTTAATCTAGTACCTTTAGTATAATCAGATGAACAATACATACCCTGTCCAAATTGAGAGCCACCTACATGACAATCGATATACCATTTACCATATCGTAAATCATTTGCATATTCATCAAGCTGTTCTTGAGTCTTTGCAGTATAAACTCGTTTACCAATGAAATGGTCGTCATCAACTAACTTTAAAAATTCTTTTTTATCATTAACTAATCGTGGCAATCCATCAAATCCTTGATAATTTACGATGTCGTCAATTTCACTTGCAAATAAATCTGGTCTACGTTTCCATTGACCTGCAATATTTTTACCATTAACTATTTTATGTTCTGTCTTAATTGTACCATTTTTATTATCATCTTGCCATTGTTTATATGTTTTGGCTTTATCAACAAAAATTTTTTTCCAGTCATTATATTTCATATTGCCGTCAATATAATATGTTTTGCCTTCATCGTTTCTAGCAGCTCTTTTACTCCCTTTTAATTTTGGAGTGTGAGGAATAATACAGCTTCTGCACCAACAATGAAAAGGTGGTGCAGTTATTCCTATTTGTTTATCAGACATATTAAAGACCTTACCATCAAGATGTCTACAGATATCTGACGTTCTACGGTCTAATGTAGCTAATATTTCATATTGCTTAACGCCTAGATTATCCATGCTGTCAAACTCGCCTATGGTAGCAAAATATGCTGTTTCAGTTGCAATCAATCGTCCTGCCTGACTTAAAGACACATTCATTTTTTTAGCAAATTCCTTAACAACTTTATCTTGCGGTATCCCTCTTATTAAAGATTGTACCAATGTATTTTGTAACGTATTAATTAATTTATTTTTATCTTTCCATATACGGTCAGAAAAATTTAATTCATCAACTGCCCATGGTTTAGCAAGAATTTTTTCAAGAGCTTTTGTATCAATTTTAGCTATTTCAAAACCCATATTAAAACCTGCTTGTAATTCATAAGCTGTTTTATAATAGGTATTTTGATATGTGTCTTGCATAGCTTCATACATCCCATCTAAATAATTGCCATATAGATATTCTAAATGTTCTTGTATTTGTAATTTAATTGCTTCAAGTCTTGATATATGATACTTTGCTGAAGCATTTTCTAGCTGTTTGGTCCAATCATTAGTAATGCCATTTTCTTTAGCTCGTTTGATATATTGTTTTAAGGTCCATTTAAACTCTTCAAGTTCATTATTTTTTAAAAGTAATTTAGCTGCTCTTAAACTTACATCATTATTAACTTTTAAACGCATATACCATTTAGCAATATCTTTTTCAAGATTATCTATTGCTTCCATATACATATCTTTTATACGTTCTAAAAATTCATCTTCTTGACTTAATTGTGCTTCATATAATTGCTCAAATCTTGCCTTCCAATACTCATTATCAGGTATTGCCATTACCTTCACCACCATCAAAAGCCTTATTATAAACATCTTCTAAATCTTGCTTTTTCTTTTGTTCGTCTTCTAATTGCTTTTCTTCATCTTCTGCATTTTCGACAAACGGGTGATTTTTTAGAATAGTTTTATTGGATACTACTCCAACAGATTTACTACACATATCTACAAGTTCAGCATCATTTCTAATACTTGTCCTTGTCCAAGTTTGAATAATTTGTTTAGGTTCAAATCCTTTATATTTACAGATAGCACGTATAAGTTCACCAAACCCAAGCCTAAATTCAGTTTCTAATAAACCAGCCTTTAAATCTAATAAAGAATATAAAAACTTCATAGCTTCACCACTGGTATTATCAAATGATTGCTGTTGTGGGTCCACTCCTTGTCCCATACTAAAAATAGCTTTTCTTGTTATTTCTAATAACTCTTTCCTTGCTTCAACTGGTATTTCAATTGTTAATGTAGATACTCCACTTTTGTCAGAAGCGTCATCACTTTCTGTTTTAATAGCTTTATAATATTTTAGGTCATTTAGAAATTCGTTTAAATCTTGTCCTCCATAATTATTAAGTATAAAAATAACTTCTTGGATATCTTCTAAATCATCTACAAATCCACTATATGTTTTATCATAAACATCAATAAGTGATTTTATCTTATTAAAATCATTAGTTAATGTATTATTATTGGGAAATTCAATAAAAGGTATTTGTTCAAAATTATGATTATAAATATTTGTTGGCTGTCCGTTTATACCCGAAGTAGTAAAAATATTATATGGTTCAAATACCTCTCCACGTTGTCTATAAGTAGCACATTTCGTATTATTCCATAGCTCACAAATATCCCATTCTTTCCCTTCATCATCAATAGATTTATATGTTCTAAGTACAGCCTGTAGCTCTTTTTCCAATCTCGTACTATATACTGGATAAATTTGCATAGAAGGAATAACTGCCCAACGAAAACCTTTTACATTATCAATCCAATAATGTAGCCAACCAACACCACTATTACTTGCTTCTACACATAAATCTTTAGCTTTTTTAGCATAAGCATCTCCTAGAACATTTGCTATATGCTCATTCATAATATCATCTTTAACATCAAATAGCGGTGGAGCTGTAAAAAGATAACTTGCTTTTTGATTTACCAATAACTGATGAAAATTAAAAGCTATTTTATTATCTGCACATCGTAAAGGATTAGGTTTTCCTCCCTGCAATTTTTCCTTTGGTTCTCTATGCAATATATCGTTATCTCCTAGATAATATCTCTGTGCTATTAGTGCATTTCTTACAAATACCGAGTGATAAGATAAATATTTATTTATTAAATTTCTAGCTTGCTCTAAATTCAAATTAAATTACCTCACTTAAATATACTCATGCCACCTTTAGATAAATCTTCTGCTATGCCTGTAGTAGAATCTGGTGCGTCATCGTGTTTATTTTTACCTTCACGTTGATATTTAGTCATTGCCTCATAATAGTCTGACCATCTATTTTGCCAACCAACAGGGAAATAGATATGTTCCATAACCCAAGTAGCATTAGATAAAATACGAGCTTGTTTGTTTTTAGATTGGTGAAACCATTTTATTACACATTTATTAGTTCCTAATTTTTCTAATAAAATACGTCGTACACTTCTCGCAAATCCACGTCCACCATTGTTACTTTCAAATTTAGCTTTATTTACTCCATTTATATATAAAGCATGAGCTACAGTATTTTCTGTAACTTCCATTGCTGCTTTAGTATATATAACATCTAATACATATGCTTCATTTTGAAAAGTAGCTCCATAGATAATGCAACATAAATAATCGTCGCCTTCATCTGCTGTATCTATATAAGCCCTAACTTGTTTAAATGTAGGTAAATCACCAGTATAAGTTTTAAAATTACTATATAATCTGCCTTTTAAATCTATTGGTTCTTGCTGATAATTTGCAGACCAAATATCCAACCCCATAGCTTTTTTCTTATCTTCACAAGATTTAACAGATAATATCTCATCACATAGCATAGAATTATCATCACAAACTGCTTTAAATTTTATATGTTCTACTTCATCACAAGAATAATGTTCTAAGGCTCTACCAGCTAAATCATCACTAGCCCAACGAGTCATTATTATTATTATCTTTCCACCTTCTTCAAGACGAGAAAGCATTGTATTTGTAAACCATTCCCAATGCTTTTCCTTTACACTTTCATTATTGGCTTCTTCTGCATTTTTAATAAGGTCATCAATTATTAAAAGGTCGCAACCAAAACCTGTAGCTGTACCTGTAGGACTTGTAGCAAGGTAATTATTATAACCACCTTCTAAGCTCCATAAATTCATAGCACCATCACCACGTTTTATATATGTAAAAGGAAATACATCATGAAATACTGGTTTATATATATCTGCTTTAGCTTCTTGTATATCATTTCTCACATTTTTAGAGAACATAGTTGATAAAGTTTCATTATAACTTCCAGTCATTATTTTTTTTGTACGGTCTTTACCTAATATCCATTCCACAAATAATCCTGCTGTACGACTTTTACCATGTCTAGGAGGAACATTTAAGATTAATACTTTCTTATCTGATGTAATAAAATTTTGAAGCGTATTACAAATATCAACTAAAAAAGCTCTATCTAATTTATAAAATTCTGGAGCTTTTAATTGGGCATAAAAAAAGAACTCACGTCTTGCAAGTTCTATCTTTGCACCTAATGCTATTAATTTTTTATCCATCATTTTTCGCCAACTTTATTAAATCCTCTGTAGTCAAATTCTCATAAGGATTAATGGTTTTGATATCACCTTTCACTTGTAATTTATCCGTGAAGATGCCTAGATGTTTACCCAAAAGCTCCAAAGCTTTTATTTTATCAGTAACTCTAATCTGTTTAGACGGTTCTGCAAATCCTATATTAGCAAGTTCATTTAAAACTTTATCCTGCGTTATTTCAGTTCGTGCTTCTATTTTTTGCTGCAACTGCCGTATTTTTTCTTGAATGTCAAGTTTTGACAAGTTCTCACTTGCTATTCTGTTTGCTGTTTTTTCAGAATAACCAGCTCGAATTGCTGCCCGAGTAGCATTTAAATCTATAATATATTCTCTGCAAAATCTTTCTTGTTTTGCTGTAAGTTTTGTCAAATCACCTCACCACCTAAATTTTTGTACTAAAAAAGCTACCTACAAATTAATGTAAGTAGCCTATCTATATTATAAATTCAATTTATAACCTAATGATATTGCCATTTCTTCGGTTATATTTTCTGCTTCTAATGCTTTTAATCCTTCATGTTTCTTTGTTGCCCAATAGCCGTATTCTCTAACTAATGTAGAGATTGCACATTCTCTGCCTTTAGATAAATCTAAAATAGCTTCAAGAATTTCATCAGCACGACAACTATCTTCAATAAATTCCCCTATTTTAAAACGTGTACTCTTATTAATATCTTCTACTCTCATAATAATATACCTCATTAAGCTGATTTTCTTTCTAATTTATTAAATAAATTAATAAAATATATCTGACCTTTTCCTGTTACTTTAGTTGTTTTCACAATTTCAATATGGTCAGAATGATTAATTGTTCTTTCTTTTATCTCAAATAATCCCATATCCATTGATTTTTGTGTAGGACTATTATATGCTGAACCTTTTTGCTTAATAAGATAACCATTTTCTCTTAAATATTGAAATAAACGTTTTTGACCAATATCATAACCATTTTGTTTAATAAGTTTTGCAAGTTCTCCTATAAGAATTGACGTTTTTGCAGTTGCTACAGCTTCAGCGAATAATACTTTAGGTTTATTGATTTCAAGTTGTTTTTCAACCTCAACACGTTTTGCTCGTTCTTCTTTTAAATCAGTAGCAAGTTTTATAATTGTATCTGGATTTAATAACACTTCTTCGATTTTAGCTGGTGTTAGATATCCGCCGTGCTTACGAATAGACGGTAACACTTCTGAAGTTATCCAACGTTTAAACTTTTTGGCACTAGATAATTTTGAAGAAAGAACTAATGAATACAAACCAGACTCATTAATAATTGTTGCACCTCTTTGTCCAAAACTCGACGACGTTTTGTCGTTGAGTTGTTTATCTTCATCATCTACATGCATTGCTACAGCTTTATTAGTATCACTATAACCTAAAGCTTCCGCTATATCTCTACCAACAAACCAAACTTCATTATCTTTTGTAATAGTTCTAATTTGTCCGAATTCTACATTATTAAATATTTGTAAATCATTCATAGTTTGCACCTCATATTAAGTTTTACTTTATAGAAGTACCATTCTATGATATAATAGATTTCACAGAAGATTACTTCTATGCAATACACTCGCGTGAGCTTTGGTCGGTTCGATAGCGGGTGTATTTTTATTTGTCTAAAAGTAAATTAATCCCTTGTCTAATTGCTTCACCTTTAGATATTTCATGTTTTTTACAGTATTTAAGTAATTTTTGTTCTGTATCAACATCAAGACGAATACTAAATTTAATAGTTTTAGGATTATTTACTTTGGGTCTGCCAACTTTAGCCTGCCCCACTATCGCCTGACCGACAATAGCGTTTTCATCTAATGTTAGCATTCTATTCACCTCCTAATTTTTGTCCCACATTTATAATAAAATATGTGGGACAAAAAGTCAAGAAGTATTTCTCACCGACCACGAAAATTTAAAGTTAGGCATAAAAAAAGCACCCATTTAGGTGCTTTAAATATGTTTATATGTTATAATATTTCTCGTTGCCCTTCCTATACTGGTAGCAGTTAGGAGGTGTTCATATGTTTCGTTTCACTATGTTTTTAGAAGCTGTCATGGCAAGTATAGTTGCCTACTATATTTGCAAAGGGTTAGATAAGCTTCTTTCGGTTTTATGTGGCAACTAGCCTAGCTTCAGCGTTAGCTATATAACGCAAGAAACCCCATGAAGTTCGCACCTTCATGGGGTTTTGCTGTTCATATGAACTATTTCACTATGTTTTGCCTATATTTAGTATAGCATATTACATAGATTTTGCAACATGAAGGTTATTATTCTAATATAAATTATAAAAATACATATTATTATTAAAATATATGGGTATATACCAATATTTATACAAAATAAACTTATAAAATATAAAACCGCTGGTATTTTTTACCAACGGTTTATCTTTTTTGTTTGCAATTATAATATACCATAAATCTAAAACCATTATCAACCATTATTAACCACGATCGACCACGATTAACCATTATCGACCACACTCTTTTTACTTAATGCTCTTTCTACAACTTCCAAAGCTCTAGGATGCATAGTTTGAACTATATAATTATATGAGTAGTTAAGCATACTATATATTTCATCAAAAGACTTAAAGTTCAAATATCTTAATATGAGCAAACGTCTAAGAATTTCATCTTCTGGTTTAAAACTCAAGCTCAATATAAAATTACTTATCTCAAACTGTTTGCTTTGATACTCTTGTTTCATTACTTCAATTTTTTCTTCTTGTTCTATTAGTTTTGCTACATATCCACTAACATCATTATTTATACCACTATGACCGATATTTTCTTTATAAGAAGTTGTCATCTTGCTTGGTGAGGCTTGTAATTGTTCTAAAATATAATTACATTGAATAATTTTTTCATTGGCTGTATAAGCTTGTTGTAGATATTCTTTAGCCTTATTAACTTTTATTCTACTTATTTTTCTCATCAATCAATACCTCCATCTATATAAACACTAAAAGGATAGCTTTATTTCAGCTATCCTAATTAATGGATTTATCCTATTAAAAATATTGTAGTTGCTATTAAGCACAATATAATACTTGTAATTTTGATTATAGGAATATTTCTTTTATAAAATTCTTGTTCTGTCTTTAATGGTATTCTTACCAACTTAGGTCCATTATTATTCATATTTTCCTACCTTCATTACTTTTTTATTATCTGTTTCCATATCCCAGAAATCAATTCTTAACATCTTTATATTAAAATGTTTCCATAAAAACTCATTACCACGTTTGAATACTTTCCTACAAATAGATTTAAAAAACTTTCTACGATCCATTTTCTCAACAGCTTTTTTATATGTTTCATCGCTACATTCTCCCGCATTGGTTAGCGGATTTATTTTATCTTTCATAACATTGCTCCTAACATTTAAAAAACACTAAAAATATTGTCTTTCCTCTACATTGGCCAACAATAGGGGTTTCGGGAATAATCTTTAAAACATCACCTGTAGAAATTTGTTGTTCACTCCATTTAAATATAAGTGTTCCATTCGTTTTTAAAACTCTCCAACACTCTTTAAAACCTTTGTTAATTAGTGTTTCCCAATCTTTTGGTAATGTTCCATATTTTTTGGCCAAAAAACTTTCACTTCCTGCATATTTTAAATGCGGTGGGTCAAAAACAACTAAATAAAAACTGTTATCATCAAAAGGAATGTTAGTAAAGTTGGCCAAAACATCTGGATTAACAATCAACTTTCGTCCATCACATAATTTAGTATTCAATTTTCTATTGTCCATAAATAAAACATTTGGATTATTTTTATTAAAGTGCCACATTCTGCTACCACAGCAAGCATCTAATATCTTTTTTGTCATTTTTTTAGTTCCTTTGCTACTTTATTGGAAAAATTCTTTATAAATCTATATTTAAGTGTACAATTCTTTTTATTGCATTTTTCTTTGGTTATCCAACACATATACCCTGTGTCGGATTCATAATATCGTTCATCACATTGCATAGTCGTTCACACTCTTTGTATTTTTTAACACTTATAAACTTTCTAAATCACCGTGTAATTCTTTCATTTCTTGATAATATTCAATTTTGTGTTGTTCAGATATTTTTTCAAATAAATCTTCATTTGTACCTCCATACATATCACTCAAATAAATTATTTTCTTCCTGAAGTTGTTTAATTATATATGGGTCTGTTTCTGTTGTAATATCTGTAATTAATGGAGTTATCGTTATCTCTACTCTAGGATTATACTTATCTAATCCTGCTATTTTTGTACCGTCCCAGCTTTTTATTATTCTGTCATCAGAAAGAAGCCATGTACAAGTAGTTTTCTTTTTACCATTTATAGTTTTCTGTTCATCAGATAAAATATCTGCTGTAGCTTGCATTAATCCCACAAGGTCAGGATAATGTGCTTTGTCCTGTAGATAATATTTACATGTTAGTTGTACTGGCATTGTATAATGTGGCAATCTATCAGGAGCATAAGATTTTATTAATTGTTTTTTGCAACTAATCTCATACTTTTTATAAGCCTTACTAGGTACAAGAGAAGGCATCTCTTTTTTCTTTCCTTTAATTTTTATCATTGTTGCACTATTTTTCTTAGTTGCTGGTTGACCTAATAAAATAAAAGAAAATGGTGTATTATTCATATCTTTAAAATCCCTTCTATATTGTCGATATCATGAAATAATCAAATCCGCCTGTAATTTTCCCACCATGTGATTTAACTATTTTAGGTTCGTTTATATCTTCTTTAATCTCACCTATAGATTTAAGATAATCAGCATATTTATATAGTCCTTCTAAGTTGTTAGTATCATAAAAACTTGCTACTAAACCATATTTATTTTTTAATCCTGTTTCTGCCATTAAACGATTAATGTCATTTCTACGTTTTTCCCTCTTAGCTTTATTTTCCGCTTCTATCCTTTTTTGCTCTGCTTCTATTTTTTTCTGTTCTTTTTTCGTTATTCTATTTTTATTATTATAAAAATGCCATAATTCTTTATGTGTTTGATAATATTCCTTTACCCTACATTTTTGTGAACAATATTTTGCTTTACCCTCAAACTCCTTACCACAAATGCATATCTTTTTCATAGTTATACCACCTGTGCTAATCTTATACGATAATTTTCTGCACCTTTCATTCCAACAGATATTGTCATTTCTGCAATTCTACTCATTATTCGTTCTCCAAATAATTCAAATAGTTCTTGCATATTGTAATTAGTTGTTATTATCGTTGTAAGATTATTTTCATATCTAGTGTTTATTAACAAAAATAAATTTTCACGTTCCCAACTACCCACCATTTTTAAATTTCCGTTGCTATCTCTATCTTTTTCTGCTCCAAAATCATCAAGAATTAATACATCAACTTGTTTAGCTTTATTTACTAATTCCGTTGCTATTAAAGCTTTTTCTTTGTCATTAAAGCCTTGTTTTATACAATCAAATAAATTTGCTGTAACAATCATCATGCTTGGTATATTTTGTTTTAATAAATTATTTAATATAGCTGCTGCAAGATGTGTTTTACCACACCCATATCTACCGTGTAACCTCAATCCCCTACATTTAGGAATATAATTCGTACAGAAATCTAAACAATCATTATAAGCATTCTCTGTTGCTGGCAATATTTTAAAATTATTAAAGGTCTTACCTTCAAAAAGTTTCCCCACATTGCTTTGCTCCATAAGCCTATTTATTTTTTCTTGCTGTTTATAATTTTTCCAGCGTTCACAATTACTGTAGCTTATAAAATATTTACCAGCTTGTTCATCTACTTTTACATAAAAACAATTTTTGCAATCAATACCATGCTTATTACAAATCTTACATTTTTCTTGTCTATACATAGCATCAACTAATGCCATTTCATTTTTAGAAAACTCACATGGTATATATTTTATTCCTAGTTCTTTACATACCAATTTCCCATCAATCAAGCTCTGCCCAATTGATATCTGTTCCTGTCTTTCTTTGAGCCTGCGTTGCAGTTCTTGATAGGTTGCTAGATTGTAATTGTCCATTAGATTCACCACCTGCTATTTTCAAATTTGCCCAACCTCTTAATATTCCACCTACATACTTAACAAAGTATATTCCTTGCAATTTTCTAGAACTTTGCAATGCCTTTTTTAAAGCTTGTATAGTTTGTTCTGCTCCATAAACTTGTGCATATTCTCTAAGACAGGCTATTTCATTAGCTCCTGGTGTTCCTCCTAGATTAGAGCAGATTCGATTTTGATAGAAAATAAGTACTTGACTTTCTGCTGGAGAAATGTTATCATCACGCGCGTTATTATATATATATATATTATTCTCTATATCTCTATTACTCTTATTAGGGTTTTGTTTTAGGTTTGGTATTGAGTTTGTATTTAGGTTTTGAGTTAGGTTTGATTTTAGGTTTGTATTTTCTGTTATGAGGTCGTAAGAGTTCGCATTATTATTGAGTTCTTGGGGTTCATTTAAGTTTTGTTTTAGGTTTGTATTTGGGTTTGGTTTTGGGTTTTGATTTAGGTTTGGTGTTGCATTTTCAACATAATTTTTTATTAGAGCATATGTTGAACTTTTACCTCTTGTTTTACTAGGAACATATTTTATTAATCCTGCTTCAATAAGTTTTTTTCGGCTATCATTTAACTGACTATAATTTTTTAATTTAGCTTCTATCATCAACGTATTATTATCTATATTAAATTCTTTAGGTCGCCTAAGATAATTCCACTTATCCCATAATACCCAATATAAAACCTGCGTATCATTATTTAATTTCTTTGCATAATTAGAACGAAATGATATTATTAAAGATAAAGGTTTTAATTCCATATTTTTTACCTCGTGGGTAGGTGCTTGTCTTTATGGCAAGCATCTTTTCCTATTTATTGTGCCACTGTTGGCATTTGTCCTCATATATTTAATAGTTAATTTACCTGAACTTTCCTGATATTTAATCTTATTAATAGTTACATTACTCATTTTGTTCTTACCAAATGCGAGCGTAAAGCCCCTAAATTTATTTATGGGGATATAAGCTCGCTAAAAAACAATGATTCGATATCATTGTTTTTTAT